CTCACTAGTTGCAGCATTAGTTTCTGAAGTAGCTGCATTGGTTTCTGATGTTGCAGCGTTAGTCTCTGATGTAGCTGCATTTGATTCTGATGTTGCTGCTGCAGATGCACTAGCCGCTGCTGCTGTCTCACTAGCTGCACATACTGCTTCACTACCTGCTATGTTTGATTCCGATGTAGCTGCTGCACTAGCACTTGCTGCTGCATTAGTCTCTGCAGTTTCAGCGTTAGTTTCCGCAGTCTCTGCTGCACTCTGAGCAGTCTCAGCTGCTGCTTGAGCCGCTTGAGCTGCTACCTTAGCTGCTTCAGTATCTGCAATTAGAGCATCTAAATCATAACTATCTGCAATGACAGCTGATGTAGCAATTCCGTATCCTCTATCTATACTCATAATTCAGTCCTATGGATTCCTTAATCTTCTACGCATAGCTAGAACAGCTAGTGCTAGTCTTTTCTTTTTACTTAACTTTGCCATTCATCACCTCCGTGCTTAACTTAATAGAGAAGTCCCCCGTTAGGAGGACCTCTGTGGTTAAATTAAGAACTTAACTCTTGAATTGACTCAGGTCTTACAACCTTAGTACCATATACAGTATCAGCTGTAAATAGGTCTGCAAGTTTCTCTTGCTTGTACTGAGTCTGTGTACGAACTGACTGCTGTGTAGCAAGAACTGTAGAATCTTTCTGGAATAAGAAAGCTTTCTCAGTAGCACCTGTACCTACTTGTGTAGACATAAATACTGGAATACCATAGATATTACCAATGTTACCAGTTCTGATAGCTGAACCATCACCGATGAACTGCTGCTCAGTAAATCTATCTGTAGACATTAGAGCTGTCATACAAGATGGAGTTACAACAAGAGCTCTGTCGTTAACTGGAACATCATTATCATTTAGGTTTTCGATAGCTTGTAAGATTGAAGCATCCCAATCAGTTACTGAAGTGATTACCGCATTACCACCACTTAGAGCAGAAGCTCCATCTAGAGCAGTAATAATTGCAGAGTCTACATTACGAGCTAGAGCATAACCAGCATCGTCAGTGTAGAAACGTCTCATTGAATTTAATGCTTGAAGCTCAGCGATGTCTTCGATGTACATTGACCATTCATAGTGCTGGTCGATGTTAACAAGAATCTCAGTCGCTGTATCAGTGATTGCAGTAACATCTGAGTTAGCAACCTTAGCTGAAGCATCATTTCTACCAGGCTTAGGAATGTGAATAGTATCACCTTTCTTACCTTGGTGGTTTAGGTTTTGGACCAAGTTTGCTACTACTAGATTTTTCTTATATGTAGCGATAACTTCGTCCGACCAAATTTCTGGGATAAATACCGCAGAAGTAGTCGTAGTCATGTTAGCCATTTTATTTACTCCTTATGAATTATATAGCTTTATTTGACCCTACCCTCCGCGTATGCTGCATAGATTTCATCTTGCATACTTTCGTATTTCATAGGGTCTTCCATTTTTAATCGGATTAGGTCAGCCCTTCTATAAGTCTTACCTCCTCCAGTTGAACCCGAAGAAGAACGAGATTCTGCTTTACCTGCTTTCAATGCATCTTTTCTTTTTGCTTCTTCTGCTTGATTAACTTCTTTAGTCTTATTAATCATTGACCTATCTTTCCAGTTAGTCAACAACTCATTAGCTGCATCGAAGTTATAAGCGTCAGCAGCTTGGAACATCTGCATACGAATCTTACTTCCTTGAACCCACTCCTGAAAACCTTTGTCTTGAACTATATCAGCAAAGTCAGGGTGTGCTGCTTCCAGTTGTGTCTTAGCTGCAGCTTGTGCTTGCTGTGCTTGAAAACGCTGGAACTCTTGAAACTTAGGATGGTTCTCGATTGCTTGATTGACTGCCTTATCAGGGTCATCATAGAAATCTAAAGGTTCTGCCTTAGCTTCTTCTTGTTTTGGTGTAGATTGTGCTTTACTACGATTGATTTCAGCCTGAAGGAAACTATCTGAAAGTTTTCTTAACTCTCCAACTTCTTGAGCCTTACGACCCAATTCTTTTTCGAGGTTCTGATAACTCTCTATAATTTCTTCTTGTGTCTTACCAGCAAACTTATCAGGTACTACAGGTGCTTCTGGTTCTGTATCTACAACTTCGTCTACTATTTGTTCCTCAGTTGCTTCTACTTCATCAGTAGCTTCCATTGTTTCTACTGCTTCGTTTGTTGTTGGTTCGATTGTTGATTCAGGTATTTCTGAACCAGTCGCTTCTTCTGCGTCTACTACTATACTTGTCATATTGTTCTCCGCCCCGTAGGGTTATGAAGTTTATAAAATGGCAGAGCTCTACAAATCGAGTTCTTCTGCCGCTGCTTTTGTTGTATCTTCTAATCCAATTATCTGTCTTAGAATCGACAACTGACCTCTAGCGAACCAAAGGTCTTTTTCACTTTCCACACTATCTAGATTATTAGTTAAGTCTTCGAGATTCTTTAATTCTTGTATTAAGTCTCTCCAACCATCCTGTTCTATTAAGTTTAATCTATTGTGGTAAAACTGTTTGTCTTCTTGCGTTAGCATAATTTAGTGCTGTCTCCGACTTTAAGTGTTCCACTTCTGGAATTGTTCTCATAGTCTCAACTTGTATCTTTTCAATATTAGCTAATTCTTTTTGTAACTTAGCTATTCTTTCTTGAATGTCTAATTCATTAGGCTGTTTAGTTCCAGCTTCTGCTGCATTCTTCTGAGCCTTAGTCATCTCTTCTTGTGCTTCAGCTAATGTCTTCTGGATATCAGCCTTCATTTGTTCCATCTGTAGTTGATGATGGTACTGTTGCATCTTCTGTGCTTCAGGATTAGGCTGCATGCTTTGTAGAAGAGCATTAACAATTTGGTCCCTATTATGGATACTAGAGTTCTGAAAGACTGCTAACAAGAGGATGTTGAAAGCTGGAGAATCTTTCGGAATTGACTGTAGCATAGAGACCATTTGTTGCATCTCTAATTCTTTAGCCATAATACCCATAGTAGAGTACGGAACAAACTTATAATCAACGACAGGATATCTGTCTACATCAAATTGTATCTTTCTCCACAATGCCTTATTAATCATAGGAATAAGGAATGTGTTCTGGAAATTCATTAGCGTTCTCTTCTGACGCTTAATGCTAGCTGATTGCATCATAGACATACCAGCTGAAGTAGTTCTATCTGGTACATTAGATACATCTGCTGCACCTGTACCCATCTGAATCATAGCTTGCAGTAAGTTAATTTGCTGCATAGTGTTAGGGTCAGTCTTACCTAAGTTCAGAGGTTGAATAGCCATCTTAGGGTCACCATTAGTAAGTACAGTCTTTCCTGGTCTTACTTCTAGTTTCATTCCTCTAGGTAATCTTGTAGCATCTGCTGCTAACATAGGAGTAGTAGTTAATGCAAGACTATCTATACGAGCTCTCATCTCTGCATCTAATGCTTTCTGTGGATTGTATCCTTTCTCACAGACACCTCTTCCCCAGAATTTATTAGGTACTAATTCGTGCTGATACGCTATGAATGGTCTGTCAACCATCATAAACGGATTCTCCTCAGCACGGAGCACATATGTATCATTTGCGATAGTAACTACTGCTTCAACTAATTCTTCTTCGTTATAGTCAAAGTCTTCGTTAGTTTCTTTTTTATTTAAGTATTTGCGAGGAACTTTACCCCAGTATTCTGTAATCTTAATCTCGTCAGAATCATCCATATTAGCTTCTTCATAATCATATCCATTAGGGATATCATTAGTTGTAGCTTCAATATACATCTTATTATATACACCTTTTTCCATGCCTTCAGTTACGACATATCTAGGTTTATATACTTCGTGTGCTACACCCAAAGCTTCATTGATGCTTGTAGCAGCTGGGTCTATAATAAATTCTTTAGGACATACAGCTTCTAGTTTAACATCTACTGCAATATATTCTTCTACGTCTCTAGTAGAAGTTAAAGTTCCTGGTACTGGATTTTGTACTGGACGCTTTTTGATTACCTCTTCTACAATGATTTTTGCTATGCCTGTACCATAGATAGCACCATTTAAGAAAGTCTCACATATAGCATCTTTACAGCCTGTACCTTCTAAATCTTCTTGTAATAAGTTACGGACATACTCGACATCTCTCTTATCATTGTCTAGCATATCATC